TCTGCACGGCTCAACCCGCGCCGAACAGGCGCTGGGCAAAACTCGTGTTGAGGCGGACGGAGTTGGGTCATCGGATCAGAACGTGCCGTTCAAGCGGGTTGCAACAGTGCCAGCGCCGGACTTGGCCGCGATAGCCACGCCAATTTTGGTATTGCCGGACGCCGTGGTGGTCACTTCCTTGGCGGTGTCGTTCCAGTAGAGCGCCGCGCCAACAGTAATGTCGTTTGCCGTGGTCTTGGGCAGATCGAAAACACCTACCGTGGACAGCACCACGGGCTTGCCTGTCTGTGCATCGCCGTTGGCTACGCCGAACAGGTTGCCGATAATGACGCCCGCGCCGGACAGCACGTCTGCCGGGGAGTCGACGGTGATGTCGTCACCTTTTTGAATGTAGTTGCGCATTAGGTCAGTCCTTTTGAGGTTTGGAAACGGAAAGTCTGGGGGCCTTTGATACCCATTGCCTGCCGTTCAAGGATGTTGATGTAGGCGGCCAGCCGGGGGGCAGAGGCGCGGTTGTATTCAACCTGTTCGCCGTTGCCGTCTCGGAAACTGACTGCCAGTTCCCCGAGTTGCAGGCGGTGGTAAGCCGCCCGCGCTTCGGTCAGTTGTTCGCCCAGCGTGGGCATTAGGAACCCGCGTTCCGGTAAGCACCGCGCCAGTCAGACCAGCCCGTGCCAAAGTCGAGGAACGCGCGGTACTTGATACCCAACGTATCCCACGCCTCTGCCCGTTGAATCTGAACGCCTTGCGCGCTTGCAAGGTAGCCGTAAACCATCGAAGCCACGCGGGCGGGATCGGCAAAGACGAACCATTGGTCGTCAGTAATCCGGGGTTCAACCAGCAGCGACAGCTTGCCCGTCCATGCGTTCACGTCGCCCGTGGTCACGGCATAGATCGCTGCCAGCAGCTTTTCGGCGTCGGTTTCCAGTTCCGGGCCAACCACGAGATACTTGGGCGTCACGGAAATGAGCGTATTACCGTCCAGCCCCTTGAACCCTCGCATCGCCTTGCGCGCGGCTGAAAGCGTGGTTTCGCTTGGAGCGGCCCCGGCGGCTGCCAAGTTGCCCCGGCTGGCATCGAACACGGGCGTCCCGTCCGACAGGTTGGGGTTGCTGGTCAGCAGCGCAACCATTTCGTCCGCCTCTGTCTGTGCAGCGGCTTCCCCAAACGCGGCAGTCATATCGCCCAACAGGTTCAAGTCATCGTTCACCAGCAAATTGCGGCTGACGTTGATCGCGCGGGCGAACGTCTTGAGAGACATGGACTCGCCGCTTTCGGCGCGGCTGGTGGCTTTGATCTCGCCGGACTCCGCGATTTCCTCAAGACGGCCCATTTCGCCCAGGCGGATGCTGGTGGACGGTTTGAAGTCACGCAGGACACGTTGACGGCCAAGCTGTTTCAGCGGGGATTCAGCAGCCTTGTAGGAGTCGGCGGCCACCTTGCCCATCGCGTTGCTGACAACCAGCGGGAAGTCAGACGTGCCATGGGCCGCGCGGGTGAACACATCATCGGCGGACAAGCCGCGCGTGGACACGCCCGAGCGGGACAGGCTATCGCGGGCCATGTCCAGCAGGCTATCGCTCATGTATTGACGCGCATCGTCCGGGCAGTCGCCCCCAGCCATACGAACGGCCACGGCGTCAGCCTGACGGCGGGTGATGACGGCGGGGTCATCGTTCTGGGCAGTGTGGGTGCGAATGACGGGTGCGCTCCGGGTTTGCGTTGCGTCAAAGACAGCGGCCTTGGCTTGGTCCACGGTGGCGTCTTGGTCGATCAGGTCATCTGCGGTTTCGGCAGACAGGCCAGCGGAACGGACAAGAGTCCGAATAGCGGAACGGCGGGTGCGCTCTGCATCCTGTTCCGGGTTGGTTTCAATTACATCGGGCATATCTGCTCCAGTTTTGGGGTTGTTGGCGGCGCGCTTGGTCTCAGTCTCACTATGCCGCGCCGGATCGCATAGGGCTTCTTTTTGGCGGACGCGCGCGTTCGGGTCTGCCGGATTGGTGGTCAAAGTGACTTCTGTAAGAGTCCACGCGGTCGGGGATTTCTGACGTTGACCGTCTGCCCCGGTGGACTCGTCCCAACCTGCCACGCGGTAGCCGATGGAAACGCCTGTCAGGCTGCCGTCTGCGATACGCTGGGCAATAGGGTCAGTGTCGGACGCGGTGGACAGTTGCAGCTTGGCAATGACACGGTCGCCGTCCACGCGGGTTGAAACCACGCGGCCCAACAGGTCACGGACCGAGTCCGTCTTGTGGGAGTCGAGCAAGGGCATCCCAGCACTGGCGGCCAAGGTCGCGGGATTCAGAATCTCGTTAAACGGCCCCCGCGCATCCCGGCGAACCACGGGCGTGATCGTGGCGACAACGGCCTCAAACGTCCGGGATTCCGGGTCGTAGCTGTTGGCGGTTGTCGCGGTGCGCGTCAGGGGCGCAAGCGGATCATGCAATGTCATTTGTCTCTCCGCCAGTTTCGGTGGCAATTTCCCGGTCCAGATCGGCGCGGTTCCAACCCAAGGACGCTACGGCTTGCGTCCGGCTGGTCAGCTTGGCGTCAATCTGGGCGATAAGTGCTTGGGTGTCCTTGAGCGGGTCCACCTGTTGCGCGCGCGGGGTCAGCCATTCCACCTTGAAGGCGGGGGCAAGGTCAGGGACGGCATTGCCGGACAGGTAAGCCCGTGTCATTACGCGCCGCCAAAGCGGGGTCAGGACTTGCGGGATAAGCTGGTGATAGCAAAACTGTTCAATCTTTGCCCGGAACGGCAACAGACCCGCCCGCAAGCTGGAATAGTTCGCGTTGGACAGGTCCCCGTCCAGCAAGTGCTGGGGGACGCCAAGCCCAGCGGCAATCTGACCAAGGGTCAGCTTGGCAAAGGCAATGGAATCCTTGGCTTCTTGCGGGCTGGAAAAGCGAATGTCCTTGCCGCCGGGCAGGGTCCGAATGACGCCGGGTTCCAGTGACACGTCCGCCCCTGAAACGTCGTCGAGGTAGGGACCCGCGCCGCCAAGGTTGTTTTGGTCCACAATGAACCCGGTATGCAGCGCAGAGACACGGCAACCGACAAGCAAGGCGTCCATAAGCCCGTCAAACTCTGTCAGCGTCAGCAGGATCGGCGCAAGCCACGACACGCCGCGAACCTGACCGGGGCCAAGGGGGCGCATAAGGTGCAGCACGTCTTTTGCGGGAACGCGGATTGGGTCGCGGGACGTTGGGAATAGATCGGTCGGGCGTTGCGGTTGGACATGGTATGCCACACGGCGGCCACGGGCGTCGTATTCGACCCCGGCGGCGATGTAGCGGTCTTGCCCCAGATCGGCGGTTTTGGATTCGTCCACCATTTCAGCCGGGATCAAGCGGACCTGAATCCCGTCCGAGTCTTCTTCAATTACGGCGAATGACTCGCCATCAACAGCGCAGGCCAGAACCATCTGGGCCAACAGGCCACGCAGGTCTGTCCGGCCTTCCACGTCCGCAGTTTCCGCAAAGTCCAGCCACGTCTGATTCAGGTCGTCGCGCAGATCGGCGTTCGGGTGCGCAGAGGCGGGTTCAATGCCCGCTCCCACGGCCTCTGCAACAATGGCGGAAACGCCGTTGGCGATGTAGCCGTTGTTGGCGTAGGCGTGGCGGGCGCGGCTGCGCAGGGGCGCGGCGGCGGCAAGCGTTTCGGTTGCATTGGACCCATAAGCCATGAACGCAGACCCACGCCGTCCACCCGTTGCCGCGTCAAAACTGCGCTTCTCGACGGCGGTCGTGGTGTCGCGTTTGAAAAAGTGTGCGAACGGGAAAGCCATCTTCTTATGCCCCCTGCATGTCTGCTAGTTCGGGCAACCAATCGGCCATTGATAAGATGATTTTTTCACCGCCAACACGATCAAGCGCGTCCAGCCCCAGCCACATTTCGGCAAGGACGTGCTGCGTTCCATCATCATTGGGGTGTAGGAAAACCACCATGTTCCAAGGGGAATGAGGGCTGTCTAGCGCCGCCAACATTCCGGGTATAGGGCCGATATCGCAGCCCTTGGCAGGTAGATCATAGCAGGCGTCGGCTACGGCCCGCATTACTGTTTCGTCCTTAATGCCGAACGCAGTCAGCGCGCGGCAGAACTTCGCAACGCCCAAGTCAACAGGCTGGAAAGTGTGGGTAGCAGTCGGTCCAGCCCCGAATGTTCCACGAGTGCGGACGTACCCTTTTGACCGAAACCGTCGGAGTTGATTCGCGACAACATCCTTTTGCTCATGTGGCTTTGCCAGCCATTCAGCGGCTTGGCCTACGGAAAAAATTGCTTGGTTCACGGGGCGCTCCATTTTTATGTAACCCTTACCTAAACTGATTCGACTCAATGCGTAAAGATAAATGTGTCGCGCTGAATAATGCTTGACGCGATGAGTCGAATTTAGCTAATCTGTGTTTGTCCGCTGGTCATGCTGGGCAACCTTTCGAATCGGGTCAGGGGTGGCCCGATAGCCATCGAGAAGGAAAAGGGCGGTTTTCGGGTCGCCCTTTTCCGCAACACCCCCAAGCAAATGAGGATAGAGTTATGGACAGCAACCAACTTAGAAATGAAGCCCAGCTTATGATTGAGGCGACAATCCCGCACCCGGACGCAATCCGGTTCACCTTCATGCAAATCATGGCGATGATTGAGCGGGAAGGCTTTCAGATACCGCAGGACGGCATGGCCTTCCTCGGCAGTAATGAGCCGCTGAGTAGGGTACACTAAGGTTCAGAAAATTCTGGATCAAAGATAGCGGCCAATCGGTCACTATCTTTGTTTCAAGGCAATGTGATATGTAAGTACTGATTATTCAGATCCGTTTATGCTAGATGATAGCTTTCATTGAATGCAAATTATTTAGAGTGATAAATTAGTTTAGAAATCACGGTTTCCATCATTCATGAAAGATGGAATTTCAACATCATTTAGGCGTGCTAATTTTTCAGAATATTTTTTCATAGAGTCAAAGGTAAACGTGCGGCCTGTCATTGAATTGAGCTTTCCATCCTCTGGGTTCCAAAGCAACATCAGCCTAAACTTATCCTGAAACTCCATACCATGAAGAGTATATTTCCTTTTGGTATTTCCATCTGATTGATCATCGAGAGATTTGTGATGAGTGATCGTAGAAAGCCTTTTCTGACTAGGCCAGACTACGGGCCACATTCGTCCCGTTTGGTCAACAACTTTTACCTTGTAGACATACTTCAAGCCAACCCTTTGGGGGTCAATGGGTAATTTTACTTTGGTCCCCTCAGTCAAATTAGCGACCGTCGAAGGCTCAACGGCATGAAGCCATTCCTTCTTTTGCCACTTGTACCAGCGTTGAAGTCGCTTTGGGAATTCTAGAGGACCCATCCTATACTGGACATGGTCCACCGTGACCGGTCGTCTCCCTACTGAGCGGACGGTGATGTGGTATCTGGGTTTCGCTGAGTTTTGATAGAATTCGTGATCAAACACCGCTTCACAGGTTAGGTTGGCTTGGTCTCTCTTTTGTTGTTTGTACCTAAGATAAAGGCTCAAAATACCAGTCGTTGTTCCGATTGATCCAGTGATTGCGCCCCATAACGCTAACTGATCAGTGCTGCCCAACATAGGTTCCAACAGTTCAATCATATTTTTTATCTTTCGGAAAATTTTTGGTGCGGTTCCTACAGATCAGCACTTCCATTCAAATTTAGATCGATAGATTTCTATAGCTGCTAAGTATCCCTAATTAGATCCGATTCCCAGCGTTCCCCAGCCATTTTGATTTTACAACGGCTGGCCGTGGCGTAGCGGTGCCTCGATCCGCCAGTTCCTGTTCGCGCATGTCGAGATTGACTCCGACAAGCCCCCGCACGGCCAACGCATAGACCACGCAATCCAACGCCTCCGCGCGTTTGCCCGGAATCCGTTCCCAGGATGCTTTCGGCGCACCTCTTTGATATTTCACCACGCGCCGTTCGCTTGCCAGTTCTTCAAAGAAACGGGCGTCCAGCGTATCGGAAAACCGAATGGACGTGCCGCGCATAAGCCGTTCGGTCAGGTTCGCCTTGATACCGTCCACGCCTACGATAAAGAGCCGTTGCCCTTTCGTGGCGCTGGGCCGGATCGCGGGACGTTGCCCGTCTGCGCCTTTGATCGGCACAATACGGCGCGACAGCTTGGGCTGACAAAACGCCAGAACCCGGTCCATCGTCTGCCCGTCCGAAGAGTCCACGGCAACCGCGTCCATGCGCAGGATGCCCCCGCCGGGGTGGATATGGGTCTGCGCAAGGAAAGCGTCCAGTTCTGCCCAAGGCGTATCTGACTCGTTCACAGGTCCCCAAAAAGCGCGGGCGTCCAGCACGAACGTATCCGTACGCCCATGCGCCAAGGTGACGGTTTCCAAGCGGTCGTGCTGCACGTCCACACCGCAGGTCAGCAGCAAGGTTTCCGGGGGCAGGTCTTCAAGGCTGAACGGTTCACGGCGATTTGCTAGCGCGGAATCGTCCAATTCTTGACCAGCTTGCCGCCATCCCTCAGCCATAAGCGTGTTTGTCCACGATTGCAGCAAGTCGGGGTGGTCTTTGGCCGCCAAAAATTCGCGAGCAATGTTCCCCCAGGACGCGGCGGGCAGGGTCGAAACCAGCACGTTCGTTTTGAACCCGGCATGGTTCTGCACTTCTGGCGCGGTTTTGACCCAACGGCCACGGTTCACCATCTCCGCCTTGCGGGTTTCGGGCTGCACCGCGCCGCAATGCGGGCAGATGAACGCAGCGGTTTCCGGTTTGCCGGATTCCCATTCGATGTGCTGCCACGTTGGCGCGGTGTAGCCCTCACAGAAGCTCCTATATTCGTCAAGCCTTGATCCGTGTGGATCAGGACGCGTCGCTTAAGTTTGCGTCGCCAGACAGCCATCAGAAGGGCTTGCAGCACGAGGTCTGTTGGTTGCCGCGATTGCGTCGCCCAGGTCA